ATCAAGTGTCGCCATCTGAGAATCAAATTCTTCTTCTCTAGCCATTCCAACAGGAAATCCAAACTCATCAAGTTCTATATCGACATTCTCTCGTTGTGTCTTTACAAAACTTTTCTGTTCAGCAAAATGCTTACCTGTGTGAAATTTGAGATAAGACATAAGAGTGTGTAAACTTACATCTACTAACTCTTTTCCTTCAAAAATAACAGGTGTATACGAAACACGCGCCTTTTTGGCCATGCCTTGACGTATATTGCCTGAACTCAATATAGGTCTCTCGACCGTAAACATCGCAAAATCCGGAAATGCAGTATTACTAAAATCTTCAGCGACTTTAGCAGTATCTAACATTTCTGAATCTAGCAAGCGATATTTGGGTTTAACCTTCTGCGTAATAGTAACATCAAATCTACGAGCTATGGATAATGGTTCATTAGAATAATGTGTTGCATTCAATCCTTTAACGTTTGTAGTGGCCAAAACTACCCTTGGTTCTATCATAACGTTTCCTTTCATTTCAGCATTAGGATTCAATGCTGATTGTGGTGAATTATTAATAAATTGAATAACCTTAAGTAAAGGATTTCCATCTGTTGTATCAACTGTGCTATTGCACAAATCATCAAGGATCACTCCTGTATGATAAGTACGAAACTCAGATTGAAATTTATCAGCTTCATTCAATACAACGACTGAATTAGCTGATGATGGAAAACCATTCACACTCAAAACATAACGAGTTAAAGCATTTGCAATAGAAGATTTACCAACCGATGAACCTCCGGTCAATAAAATGCCATATGGTTTCATCCTAATAAAATCTTTTTGCGACGCAATGCGTTTAGCTTGTAATACTTTTAGCTCTCTCAATTTAGGAGTATAATAACTCCTTTCGGAATTAGCTCCTATCATTGAATTACAAGTATCAATGGCTCTCTGTAACTTGAGATCAAAACTTTTAATATCCTCTTCGGTATTAATCGCACCTGTATCTATAAGTACATTATGAGAAGTTACATAAGTATAATCTTCTTCAAATAAACCATTCTTACCATCTCCGTAAAAGGCTGCAAAACCTCTTGTCGGAAATTCTGAATAGGCTTTCTTAAATGCTCTCGCGAACAAATAACTCGCTTCAAATAAATCAGTAATCTTAGTTTTACCTTTTCGTTTTCTGGGAACATAAATGTCCCATCCTTCGATTTTAATAACAAAATTTTCCATCATTTCTAATGAAATGAGTATATCAAAGATATCGCAAAATAAACAAGTTAATTTGCAAGCTTTAATATATCCAAAAATAGTATAATATTTCTCAAAACTAAAACTATTGCTAATTAATGGCTTAACTTTTTGCCATGCATCTG